AAGAAAGGCATTAGTACTTGTCTCTGGTCTTTTTCAGGAGTTAAATTCTTCTTCTGATAAATTAGATTTTGCTGGCAATAGTACTTCAGATTTAAGTGAGGGTTCAAATCAATATTTTACAAACACAAGAGCTAGAGGTTCAATTAGTGTTGCTTCAGGAAATGGCTTAACTTACAACTCATCAACTGGAGTTTTAGGAACTAGTGCGATACCTAATTCTCAATTAGCAAATGATGATATAACGATTGGAAGCACTTCGGTTGCACTTGGTGCTACTCAAGGCACATTTACAGGATTAACATCTTTAGCTTCAACTACATTAATATCAGGCGTTGCTGATGCTGCAAATGCAATAACAATTGCTAGTGGACAGATAGTTTTTGAAGGAGCTACACCTAATGATTTCGAAACGACTTTAGCTGTTACTGATCCAACTGCAGACCGTACTATAACTTTTCCTGATAATGGTGGAACTGTTGCTTTAACAAGTGACATTGTCTATCCAGTTACTCTAAATAATTCTGTAACTCTTACAAATAAAACTCTTGCTCTTGGAAATAATACAATATCAGGAACCTTAGCTCAGTTCAATACTGCTGTTACTGATGCAACTCTTGTTTCTACAACAGGTTCTGAAACTTTAACAAATAAATCTATAAATTTAGCGAATAATACTTTAACTGGGACATTTGCTCAATTTAATACTGCTGTTTCAAATGCCACATTAGTTTCTACAACAGGGACAGAAACTTTAACAAATAAGAGCCTTACTGCCCCAGTTCTTACAGGATCTTCTGCTTCTGCAGGCAGCATAATTTTTAAAGAAGATACTGATAATGGAACAAATTCTGCAACTTTAAAAGGTCCTGCATCCACAGCTGATGTAACCATAACTCTCCCAGCTGAAACAGGAACTGTTCTTACCACAGCATCTTCAATTGCTAACAGTAATCTTGCAAATAGTTCATTAACAATTGGTAGTACTGGAATTGCTCTTGGAGGAAGTGCGACAACATTTACTGGGTTAGCATCGATAACTTCTACTGCAGTCGTTACAAATGACAGCGGATTTAGAATTAGAAATAATTCAGATAATACAAAAATTGGAGCTTTTAGTTCTGCCTCTATTACAGCTGGTCAGACTAGGACATTAACATTTCCTGATGCCAGTGGAACTATAGCAACTCAGGCTTATGTAAATGCTCAGATTACTGCTGAAGATTTAGATATAACGACTGATGATGGTAACTCAATTGCTATTGATCTTGATTCAGAAACTTTAACACTTGCTGGAGGAACTGGTATAGATTCTACCTCAACAGGCAATACAGCAACCTTCGCCATAGATGCAACAGTTGCAACTCTAACTGGATCTCAAACTCTTACCAATAAAACTATTGTTTTAGGAAATAATACAGTTTCTGGAGCATTAGCTAATGGCATTACAGCGACGACTCAATCTGCCAGTGATAACTCAACAAAAGTAGCGACAACAGCCTATGTAGATAATCAAGTTACATCTAATACAGAGTTTGTAGATAACACTTTCAGAGTAAAAGATAATTCAGATGCTTCTAAAAAATTAGCATTTGAATGTTCAGGAATTTCAGGCAGTACAACTCGAACTATGACTGTCCCTAATACTGATGGGACAATAAGTACAGAAAGTTTTGCTACCGCAATAGCAGTGGCTCTAGGATAGTATTATGTCAACCCAAGTTCAATTTAGAAGAGGAACAACAGCAGAGCACTCAGGTTTTAAAGGTGCTGATGGTGAAGTCACAGTAGATACCTCATTAAAAACTGTTGTAGTTCATGATGCAATATCTAATGGAGGATTTCCATTATTAAGACAAGATGGATCTAATTCTGCTTTAGCACTTGGATCTGTTACTAATTGCAGTTTAAAATTTCAAGGAGATCCAAACACAGGATTAATTAGTCCTTCTGCTGACAGTATATCTTTGGTAACTGGAGGAGTTAGCCGTCTTACAATAGATTCTAATGGATCAGTCTCAATACCAGGAAACTTAACCGTAACAGGTGCGTTGACTGTAAATGGAGCATTTGATTCTACTGACCAACTTGCATTAATAATAGCTCTAGGCTGATATGGCAAATACCTTCAAAAGTGACACAAAAACAAACGTCGTAACAGATGCTGTTAGTAGTACTAATACGAATGTTGTAACATGTGGAGGAAGTGCAACTATTGTTCTTCTCAGTGTCCTTGTTTCAAATACAACAGGAGCCAGTGCTCAAGTTGATGTGTTTCTTGTTACCGCTGGTGATGACGTTCACCTTATAAGAAATGCTCCAGTTCCAGCAGGAAGTTCCTTGGAACTTATAAGTGGATCAAAAGTAATCATGGAGGCTAATGATATTTTAAGAGTGAGGGCTGGTACAGCAAGTGCTTTAGATGTAACTGTAAGTTATCTAGAACAAACTTAAGGAGGTATAACAAATGGCTCTAACAACAGTAAGTTCAGATAGGCTATCTACAAACGTAAAGACCTCTAACTTAGGAACAGAACTTAAAAAGAAAGTAGGACAGAATAAAAATATAATAATCAACGGAGCTATGCAAGTGGCTCAACGTGGTACGTCATCTACAACAAGTGGTTATGGAAGTGTTGATAGATGGCAAGGGCAACACGCTAATACTGGTGTTACTGTGACACATTCACAGCAAACTTTATCTTCTAGTGATACTCCTTATCAAAGCGGATTTGGAAAGTTTTTTAGATTAGCTTTATCTGGTGCTGGTACTGCGAATGCAAACGCATATTTAGAGATGCAATATAGGACAGAATCTCAAGATATGCTGAATAGTGGTTGGAATTACAAATCAAGCTCTAGTTTTATTACTATGTCATTTTGGTTTAGATGTAGCACTAATCAAACATTTCTTGCACGAGTTTTTAATCATGATTCACTTCGTGGTTATGATTTTAGTTTTACGGCTTCTGGAAATAATGCTTGGACAAAAATTACTAAAACAATTCCTGGAAATTCTAATCTTGTATTTAATGATGATACTGGAATAGGATTAAGGATTCATATTACACCTTTTTATGGTACAGATTATACAAATAATTTAGCACTTGACCAATGGATTACTGGGGATCCCAATAACCAATTTCCTGATATGGCATCTACATGGCTAACTGCTGGAGCTTCAACTTTTGACATTACAGGAGTTCAATTAGAAGTAGGCAGCGTGGCAACAGATTTTGAGCATTTAAGTTTTGGAGAAGATCTCCACAAATGTCAAAGATATTACGCAAGATTCGGTGCAAATGCTGGAGGGGCAGGTTTGAACTTCTCTCAAGGTGAATTATATGGGCAAGGTCTGGTCGATAATGATGGAACTATTTGTGAAATTCAAATTCGTTTCCCACGAACTTTAAGAGCCGAACCTACTGCCGTGGAGCAGTTCGGCAGCGCTGATAGATACCAAGTAAGAAGAGACACAACCTTGACTTGTACAAGTGTTCCTACTTTTAATAGTGCTACTGTTTATAGTGCGAGTATTGGTTTCCATAAAAGTAGTCATGGGTGGTCAACAGGTCAAGTTGCAAATGGCCTAAGTGCTGGCTCTGACAGTTTCTTGGGTTTTAGTGCTGAATTATAGGAGGTTTTATGAAGTACAAACTATTAAGAACTTACGAGCCAACAAATAAGAAAATCTATGCAAAAATAGAAGATGATGGTAAATCTTATTCTTCTTGTACTGAAGATAATCAAGATTTTGTAGATTGGGTTGCTGCAGGTAATACACCTGATGATGCTGATCCTGTAGATGGTTGGATTGCAATTAGGACTAAAAGAGATCAGATATTAAAAGATACAGACTGGACAATGACAACTGGTGCAACTGTTGATCAAGCTCAGTGGGCTGCATATAGACAAGTTATAAGAGATATTCCTCAAACTTATAAAGATAAAACTCCTGATGATGTTGTCTGGCCAACACAACCATCAACAAAAGGTCCTAATTCCTAAAAATTAGTCTCTGTAAAATAGAAGAAGCATATAAAAGATTTCAGTAATCATGCCGTATTTAGGTAATAATTTAAGGTCAAATACTGATTACAAAACTATTGATGAT